GTCATACTAAACACAGGTTCGGGTGTCCTACAACACGCCTACATCCTGCTCTCCGAAGGTGAGAGTAGCTACCAGGGATTGATTTCCTGGCCGCGGAGTCAAGCCCCGCCCCTACAGCCGTGGAGTACTAACATCTGGGCCCACGCTCCCCAACGATGACCTGAATCGCAAGGTCTTTTCATTGCCATTGTCATAGCAAATCGCTTAGTGCGGGAGTACGCGGCTTATCCTACCACAGAAGGTAGGGGGCCCGGGCTTTCCTCACAAGCCTCTTGGCTGTGCAACCACTCTCACTCTTCGGGTCTAGCACCCACTATTTCTTATCGTCCATAGCGGGCCCGACGACGTTCCGTGCGGTTTGGCACTCAGACCAACCACACTCATACGCTGGGGGGGGTTCCGATTCCCGAAGCAAACTGTCCTGATCGAACAGTAGGCGATCGGGAATCGCAACAGACCGCACACCAACTTCTCGCGGTTGTTCGAAGGCTTCTCTCTCTAGCCTTCGACGCCGATTCACATCACTTAACCTAGCTCCAGAAAACTGGGAGCCACGGAAAGTCACGGAGCGAACCGGTCCACAAACAGGTTCAACCCTCCTAATGGAGGAAAGGGCAAGACAGTACCGAAGTGCTGCCTTGACGCGACAGCAAGAAAAGTCCATTGTGAACTTCCATGCTGCCGTCTCCCTTGCCGCCATTTGGCGAATTTCTTCTGTCGTCTCCTCCTCCGGCAACCGAGAAAACTCCTCAGAAGAGAGAGTAATCCCGTGCCCAACGGGCGGAGACGGAACCAGAACAGGCTCAGGATCGAAAAGAGCCAACTTGAAGAGTCCTCCAAGTCTCAAAGCAAGTGTCCCTCGGAAACCGAGCTCATGAAGAGTCAATCTAGTTGACCGCAAAGAGCGAAGTTTTGAGCGGAACCAGACCAACCCGGCGCGGAAGCGCTGGTTACTGGCAACACCTGCAAGAAACAAGGAAAACTCCCTGCCAAGCGAGTTCACGAACTCAGACGACCGCAGACGACCGAAACGTAATGTAGGCACGACCCGAAGGTAGCCACCTACAAAACGTAACAGAGTACTGTTCAGAGAACCGTACTCATCGTCCACAGAAGTCTTTGTTCGCTCGACCTCGAGCCCAAGCTCCCCGACTTTCCCCATCCACACATCCGATGCTTCTTTCGTCGACTGAAACAGTATGTCGTCCCCGTTTATCAGACAGGGGGCCGATACCGTCTCTTTCCAGCTAAGCCCTGAGCACCGCATCGCGTACAAGTACGCGATACGATTCTGCAGGCAGAGCAGAGGAAAAGAGAGGTAAGAGCCCATCATCTGTCCGATGGAAGGACGACCTACATACTTCTTCGACGAAAGAGGGCAACTTGACGGACCGTCGACCCAATAGAGGATCGGCCGGAGAATCTGCATTGCCCTCTCAGTAACAGAGGCAGGAAGAACAGTGGAAGAGGCAAGGATAGTACCCAAGATCACTTCTGCGACTTCAATCGACAAATTGTCGGTAGCTGAAGCGTAGTCGCCCGATGTGAGGATACCCTTTCCTTGGTGGAACCCCGCTTTCGCAAGTTTCTCATCCGATACATCGCCTCGGGACAACCACTTACACCTCGAGAGGTGATTGTAAATTGTCTTGTGAAGCGGTCGGAGGAGAAGCTCGTCGGATGAGAACTTCGTCAGAGGACGAGGCTTCCCAGCTGACTGGACGACGATCAATTCGGCTTCCGGGGCCGGGCGATCAGGTCGAGAAGGACCACAGAGGGCTTCCGTAAGGAAACAACTGTGATCAATCCCGGTACCTAATGCGCCTCCCTCGGATCGAGTCGAATCAGTCGTCGCACTAAGCGGCGGAGATGTGAGGAGAACCTGCTCCTCGTAGCCCAGATCCCACCCTTTCGAAAAAAGGCGGGACGTTTGCTGGGCAACAAATCGCAGGTAACCGACGGGGAGTTGACGTCTAGGTCGACGAACCCCCTCCACAAGCTTCTCCATCAAGGGACCGGTCATGCATTCGCATGAATCCGGAAGACCCTTCTTGATGGACTGCCAGGCCATAACTTCCTTATGGTCGTTACTCGGGCAGGAACCTAGAAGCTTCTTTACCTGACGACTCTGTTCTAAGCAGTCGCCAGATAGGGAGAAGTTGGGGGCGGGATGTCCAAAGACATACCCCCAGTCAGCAAGAGCGCGGCGGACATACTTAGATGTCCGAGCTCGGAACGCGCGACAACGTCGCGGGGCGCTTCGTTCACCATCCTCGTTCTTCGGACGCGAGGGAGTGGGCGAAGTTGCCATCATAACCAATAATAGTCGTAAGATTATTATTGTGCC